GGATTTATTGGCTACTCGCGCAAGTTATTAATTTTTGAAGATTAACAGCGTCTATCTTAACCGTTAATTCCATTACATCAGTACCCATATCTCTAATCCAGATGTTAGGATCAGTGGGTAAACCGTCTCTAGATATAGATACTATCCCGCTATCTATAACATTCACTTCATTGTCATTAACTAAGTTCTGACCATTTAGTGTGGTAATTCTTAGGTGGATGCTTCGGTTAACAACAGGTAATGCATATGAAGCTTTCATAAACGGGCTTGGAGAAGTAACTTCCGTAGATGAATCACTAGAACAAGCCATTGTAAAAATCAATAATAGCAACAATAAATTTTTCATACAGGTTTTTATTTTTTTTGTTTAAAATTAATTACTTGTAATCGCACACCCATACTTTTCCACCAACTCCTTTACAATAGAAATTGATTCCTTAGTCGGGTATGTTTTAACCGGATCAAAATCAAATCGGTCTATTTTATCATTTACTCCAAAGCCAATGAATAGAACCTTGGATTTTATTAAATCTTCTTTTTTGGCCATGATAAAAATTTTTATCTAAGATAACTAACTTTAATTATTTGCTGCTGGGGTATATATAATCTTCCCTGTAGTTGCTGTTATATCTCCCGTTCCTCCTGTTCCTCCCCCTGCCGTTCCTGTTACCTTAATAATGTTTGTGCCTGTAAAAGTTAATCCGGTTAAGTTTGTGGTTAATGGAAAACCAGTAACGGATGCCTCTGAGGATGTTAAATCTACAGTTGCCACTGCTGTTGTGGACCCAGTTCTACGAACGGTAAATGAAAATCTATAAGCGCCAGTTAAAGAACTTACTGTTAATGCCCCTGTATCTCCACAAGAAGTCCCCGCAAAATAAAATCGAAGTTGTACCGTTGCTGTTAAATCATTGAATGTTCCGAATGCTGTAAATTCAACCTCCTCGTCTGTTTTTGCTAGTGTAGACGCTTTTGTGGTGTACGTGAACAAATCTGTCTCGGTTGTACTTGTATTACTTACAGCAGTGGTAAATCCTGCTATTTTTCCTCCTGCTGCGAGTTGATTTAAAGCTCCGTTACTTAAATAGTGATTATCGTTGTATTGGTAAGTTCCTGCCCGTATTGTCGTTTCGGTTGGCCCTGAACTAAATCCTAACGGTGCTGTATTTGCTGTTGTAGAACCAGCACCAATACAGAGCTTAGATGTAGCATTTGCAATAGTGCCCCCAAGCCAAAGCCCATTCGAATCCCACCGACCACGTTCAGTTGGTGTATATCCAGCGCCAGCAGTTAATCCTGTGTTGATGTAGAACGAATATCCAGCGGCTGCACCCGCATTACCTATATTTATTATTGCTGCTGTACTCGCAGTTGGCAACGCTTTAAATCCTCCTGAGTAATACGCTCCTCCACTAGCGATTAATTGATGGTCGTTAAGTGAGACAAGTGTCCCGCCAGCCCCTGCGAATAAGGCTGTACCCGTTGGGTTTAATACAGAAAAATTATCTACAACTAAATTCCCATAACTCAAGTTACCACCATATAAAAATGCAAAAACTTGATTTGCGATGTAAGCATATCCAGCATCGTTAGGATGAAGTCCGTCCGCACCGAACAAAGTCTGATCATTTAATCTTTGTTGATTATATATGTCAAGATATAATGTTCCAAATGTTCCAGCTACTTGTCTGGCAGCCGCAACAAATTGTAAATGTCTCGCTTGTGTAGGTGCAGGAGTTCCGCTTAACCCCGCATAAGTTGTATATCCAGCAGACCCAATGAAATACGGTGATAGAATTAATATCTGTGATGGATCCCAGCCTTTTGAAATTGCAGTGTTTAATACCGTTGTGTAGTCAGTTACAAAATTGGTTGATGTATAGCTGCCAGAGGTGAATCCTATGTCATTTAATCCGTATGCGAAAACTAATAAATTTTTGCCAGTTACTTTGGTTGGAATATTAGTCGCGTTATCAACCATATTAGGTGACGCAGCCCAGTCTATTGTAGCACGCTTTTCTAACGTTGTTCCTGAAACTCCGTGATTATCTTCAATTGCTCCTGTATATTGACATAATACACTCGTCCACCTTTTAGCGGTAACACTAGCATTTACGCCAACTGTATAACTATCACCAAAAAACACTATGGTTTTACCGTAAGACACGACCTTGTCTGGAAGAATAGTTTGCTTATTGTCAAGGGCAGTCTGCAAATCTGTTTGTGCTGATAGAATACCTGAGATACCTCCCCAAGGTGTAGCTCCGGTCGCGGATGATACTACATACCAAATACCTGTAGAGTTTTTGTATTGAAAAATCACACTCTGACTAACCTGTGTGAGCGAGTAAGTTGTAAGTCCCGAAGTTTTATTTATTACATCACTACCTCCACAGTTTATAATTGTTGTATTCGTGCTGGCAGTATTAATCATTATCACAGCTATAGACGCACCATCTACAGGAGTTGTTGGTAATGTAATCGTAACACTACCACTGGATGCGTCTACAGGTATTAAATCCTTAACTACCGCTGTATAATTTGCGGTTTTAACAGCAGTTGGTGTTAGTCCCAATCCTGCTACTGTAAGCATACTGGGAGAAACTGAACTACTCGTTATCGTAGTAGCATTCCCCACACTGGTAACAGGCCCAGTTAGGTTTGCGTTAGTGGTTACTGTTGCTGCGTTACCAGTAATATTAGTTTGATCCCCTGTATTAGTGCCCGAGCTTGTTCCTGCATGAGTGCCCGAAATTGTTGTAGTCCCTGTAACTGCAAGAGTAGGCGATGAACTTCCTGAAAATACGACACTGTTAACCGATGTTGGCGTAATAGCGCCTAATGATAATGTAATAGCAGGTGTTGTTGTGGCCGTTGCAACGCTTCCGCTTACTCCATTTGCAGCCGTAACAGAAACCGTAGTAACCGTTCCTGATCCACCACCTCCACCAGAAATATTTATTTGATAATTTGTACCATCATAAATAACGTCAAAAATTGCCCCGGGAGGAATGTCTCCTGAAGAAAGTGCCATACTAACATTCTTTTTTACAGGAACCGAACCTAACGAACTCCCTCCAGATGGAGTTGCCGTAAGCGTAACGGCACCTGTATTACCATTAACAAACTTTACTCTGAATCCAGGGTTATGACTCAAATCAACAATAGTCGAATTTATAGTAATAGCATAATCATTTGTGCCGGAAGCAATAATAACCTCGGATCTATTAACCTTACTATCAGCCAGCGCTTGAAAGGCATCCGCTATTCTCGCCTTTGTATTTCCACCAGCATTTGGTTCATTCCTGATAATATCAAATTGTGTTTTTAATGCAGCATCAGTCTGTTGAGCATAGGATGCTACCGAAATAAATGTAAGGAGTAAAAAAAGTATATTCTTCATAAGTAAAAATTTATTAATCATTCAAAAGACCCATCAAATGATGAATCAAAATATCTTGTGTTATTATCATCAATCCATAAATAACCTCTATCAGTGTCAGCGAGCTTTACTGTTGTTATAAAACTTGCCAAATTCCTCGGCTGAGAATAGCTTGTGATCTCTGGGGCCTTAACAACAACTGTTAACCTCCCCATCACTGAACTATCCGCATCATGTTCTTTCTGCCTTGGATTCTCAATCTGTATGCTCTCTACATGACGATACATTATAAACCCTGGCCGTACACTAAACTGAAGCGTCTTGTTCCTTGAGTCATCTATGATAGCCCTACAAAGCCCCAGCAATCTATGAAGCTTGCCCATTGCCCGGACATCACCAGGTCCACCCTGATTGGTCTTCGCGTTAACGTAACAATCAATATGAAATTTATAAGTCCCATCCGATTGTATTGTAGTCTGGCCATCGTAAGTGCCCTCACCAAATATTACATTCACAGACGGCAACTCCGTCTTGTCAAATTGAAGAAATCGCTCTATCCAATTTTTAACTCTAAAATCAGGGTTATAACTGATCTGAAATTGATTATCTAATTCTTCAGCTATAATTCTCCCAATCCGATCTCGGATAACTTCAAAAGCCTGTGGTGGTATTACTGAATCAATTACACTCATTCCAAATCACCTAATACACAAACAACAAGACCAATTGTTTCATCCGGGAAAATCTCTCTGATAATATAATGGCACAAAATACCCGTACTATCAACAACGTCAACCTTATCATCCTTCAGGCTACATTCTCCATTTGCATTCCGGGTTGGATATCCTAAATCAGTCAATGAACTTTCTGAAATCGAAACTGTGGCCTTTTTTGAATTCACATTCTGCCCCTCGGTATCGATGGCCATGTGAATCTTCGCGTGCATACCACGGATGGTAGCCAAGCTAATACCATCCTTACTTATGAAGTTCATAGGCCTGGTAAACCCATTTGGGTCAGTCCTGATTCTTTTAATGTCCGCTTGAGCTTGTTCTAACATTCCCATAATAAAAAAAACCTACGTGTATTAAGCGTAGGTCTTTATTTCAAACCAAAATTGACCTTTAATGACCTACCCTTTAAGCCACTGCTTTAAATGTGTATATGGTATCAATTGCAACTGGCACAGCCACAGGAGCAGATTGAACATCCAAAATATGTTTAGCTCTACGGTTATCCAAGAATTCTTGCATAACGTATTCGCCTTGTTGTGGCATTTGACCTGGTTCGCCTATCAACATTGGCACAGCGCAATGAACCATTTTGAATCTTGGTTTCGCTGGCACAAGTGCTACTGATTTTGGATCGAAATATGGAGTTGATGTATAAGTACCATCTCCGTTATCAAGATCATAAAACTGAGGATATGCAAACAACTGCACTTTGTAAGACCCGCAAGTTATTGTTCCATGGAAAGTGTAACCTTCCGCTGTACGAGTTCCGGCAGGAGCAATAACAGCATCCAGAGCCATGTTAAACAAATTCTGACGAGTCAGGAACTTAGCATTACCCAAGAGATCAGCAAGTGCTTGACTTCCTAATATGGCATTATAAGTTCCATCTCCAGAGCGACCTACTTTACGTAGGAAATTACACCCTTTTTCAAAGGTTGCAAAAGGGTCTGAAGCAGCAGCGAAATAATCACCAGAAACATCAACAATGGATGCGGCTTTACGCTTATAATCAATTGAAGCAGTGGCACCATATTTCATGGTCACAACTCCTGTCAAAAGAACCTGAGCACATTGAATTTCTTTTGCTCGTTTAATCTTATCAACAAGCTTGGCAAGTTTATCAGCACCGCTTTCAACAAGAGCTTTAAACAAAGGCAATTGAGCATTCCCTTGTGATCCGAGTACGCGATCATAAAGATCAAGTTCGGTCATATCCAGATATTCTCTGAACAAAGGCGGCTCAAAAATCTTTTCAGTGCTTCTGGAAAAAGTGTTACGATTTCCTTCAGTACCACGAACTACATCAATAGCAACCTTTTCGCCCATTCTTTCAACTTCAATTGAAAAAGTCTTTGTAGGAACCGCATCAACTGGAAAAAATGATTGCAGGAAGTTTGTTACTGGAGGACGTTCTTGATAAACGTCAACAAGTGTCTTCGTGAAAAGTGCCCTGATATCTGCTGTTGAAATAGACATAAATATTTTTACGTTAAATTTTTACTTAAAAATTAATTGTCGAAATCGGTCATTTCGGTTCTCTTACGTAATACTATACCGGCAGTATCACCTTGAATTCTGTCACGATATCTACGGCCAGAAACAACAGTTTCCAGTGTGTCGCTGTAGTAGAAAATAACCTTATCTTCAGCTACATCTCCAGCAATACAAATTGCTGCAGATTTGGTGCCGCCACCAACAAGACCAATAATATCTTGCGCAAGAATCCCGACTGGAATCTGGCTACCATCCACAGCGGAAGCCAAACAAGGAACTATAACGCCAGTGGCAGATACTCTACCCATCACAGTTCCGGCCAGTAATGTTATTGGGCTATAGTTTGAGTTGTTAACATAATTGTCACCCTCATATCTATTCTCCCAAATAAATATTTTCGACAAATCATAATCAGTAGTTATCTGCTGACCGGTATTGACTCTGGTATTTACACTACTCATAATTTGATTAATTAAAAGTCTTTTTAAATTTCTTTATTCTTGAACAAGTACTACTTGCTTTCCTTGAGTCGCATTCTTATCCAATCCAACACTTGCTCTTATCGATGCTTCAAATACATCAAGTTCTTTTTTTGCAAGAGCTTCTTTAGTTACTGGAATCTCATCAGTTTTTACAGCCTTAGTAGCACTGATTTCAACGCTTTTTAAAGCCTCTGGACTCAATTGCTTTAAGCTGAATTCTGCCATTTGTGTAGCTGTCATTGGCTCACCAGAAGCTATGATTTTCTTTGCGCCTTCCATGTCCAAATGAGCAAATACAAGAACGGCTCCAACACGATCTTTTTCAACTTTAACACCATCAGCAAAAGCTAATGCATAAAGTGCTGGAAATTTTTCTTTCAATTCTGCAAGTGTAGTCATAGTGATAATATTTGGATTGTCAATTTTTTTAGGTTCTGGATAATTTGCGGCTACTCTGAACATTAATTCCTCATGTGCCTTCATTTCCATTGGTGAAAGGACTTCTATTTCGTCCACCATATTAAGATCTTTCATTTCTTGGGCTGTCAAGAATAAATCAATTCTTGTTTCAGGATTAAATAGTGCATCCATTGACACGCCTTTCATAGCAATCAATTTTGAGTCATCAACCCTTTTTGACATTTGTGCCTTAAGGTCAACATTCATTGATTCCAACAAGGCTTTTTCTTCTGGCGTTGATGCATAACCATCTGCCCGATGTATGAGAAATCTAGCAGTACTCAATGCAATAACTTTTTTAGCGTAAAGAAGGATGTTAAAACCACCAGAGAATGCAGCGCCATAAACTTTTACAGTTACATTACCATGCTCCTTGAATTTAGCATTAATGCCCATAGTGGCAAATACATCACCACCATAACAATTTTCAAGAATCGTACACTCCTGACCTATTCTATCCGTAACAGCTTGCATCAATTCCATCGCAGAACTGTTGTAAAGACCGGAGTATAGATAGATTTCTTTCGCCATTATGCTATCAAAAATTCACCAATAGAATTTATTTATAAATATTTGTCCCTTTTGGCGGGAATATTTTATAATTTTACTGACATGGCAGAAACAAATAGAGATCACCGGGAAATTAGAATCAGAGGAGTAGGCAAACAAATACGAACTGATTTGGAGAACATCGCAGAAAATCTCGGCACTGATATTTCAGCGCTGATCAAACCTAAGTTATGGGAAATAGCAAACAGCTATCCTGACAATATGAAACTACCTCCTCGAAAAGATTAATTTATTGACTTACCGTATCAGTCTGAGTTACTTCTGGCTCTGGCTTCAAACCTAAATCCTTACTGGTTTGGAGTTCTTCAGCGTATTGCTCCATATTGTGATCGCTATCACCACCATTCAGAATTTCTGTTGCTGCCTCAACCGTGGTTAAAGGAATTGATGCTGCTGTCTCTCCAAGCTTTAAACGCTCCGCTTGAACCTCTTTCATAGGATCAATATTTGCCACAGGAGCACCAACTAATCTACATGTCCTGTATGCTTCAAGCATAACATTATCCTTGTTCATTCTGGCTATCAAATAGCCTGGCGCTTGAATATTGTTTTTTAGAATTTCTATCTCTAACCAGAAGATATAAACTTGTTGAATGAACTGGATGCCGAAATCTCTTCTCTTCACAGAAAGAATATGTTCCCAATCCTTTATAGCTGCACGACTGGCCGAATAGTTTGAGTCATATTTTGACATCATAACATTAGGAGGTGCCTCTATACAAGCACAAACAATATCAATATTCTTTTCGATAAAGTCCTTAAAATACAATTGAGACTCATTGGAGTGAAGTGGTTTCACTTCTGCTCCCTGTGGATTGTTAACTGTTTGACGGTCTGTGCTGGCCTTTATCTTGTCAGCAAGCTGCTCTCCTAATTCGGTCGCTGGCAAGTCCGACTGAACCCAATCCTGGTCATGAGCTCTTGCTACTTGTTGAGCAAAAGGAAATTCTCCTGTACTTCCAAGTTGATGAACAATTTGATATGCAATCTTAGCTTGTTCTTCCGCTGCTGATAGTGTCGCTACATCATAGCGCTCCATAGTCTTCAACTTTTCAAGAACAGCAGATAGCAAAGGAATTCCACGATGATTGTCTAACCTGAATTTATCTCCATAAACAAGAAATGCTGTAGCGATATCCGTTCCTTTCGATTTAACCTTAATCCTTTCTACATCCAGAATATTCAATGGGTTTAAGGAGTCAAATGGCTTTCTGACATAGTAGGCTATGTGTTCACCTCTCTCATTTATCTCAACTCCATTCATCACCCTATTACCGGATTCTGTAAGCAATGGAAACCATTCAGATCCAAGCATTGGAGACATTAAATGACAACCATCAACCAATTGCACTTTTACACAATTGTCTATGTACCTCAGTATAACAAGAACATCACCACCAACAATAGAATTCTTATGGGCAATATTTGACAATTGATTTAAAGTATTTTGGCCTGAGTAATCAGCCATCTTTGAATTTGAAAATACTTGCCACCTGGCCTCAACCTCATCTGAAAATTCTTTTAGTTTCGGATTCTCTTTTCCAACAATTTGTTTTATTGGTTCGCATTGAAGCTTTAATCCCTTGCCAATAACCCAAGTGGTGAATTTTCTTAATACCGTTTGTGCAATTGGGCTTTCAATGTATGCTTGCCAAGATCTTAAACTCAATGCATAATAATCCATCAAGTAAAACTTAACTGGTCCCATCTCGCCTAAATTCTTCTCTCCATTGAAAGATCCAGCATAAAGCATACGATAACTTCCAGAGGTTGGGAATATAGCTTCCTGCTTATTAACAGGTCGTTCCTGTAATCTCTCTGGCGCTTTATCTCCAATTAAAGTATCCCATGCAGACTTAGCTCTGCTGAAAAATGAATCTTGTTTAGCGGTTCCCACGGAAGTTCCTGAAGTTTTTACTATCAATTGATCTCACTACACGGCCATTAAGTCGGTTTACGTAAATCTGTTTTATAGATTCAAAAGACATAATAGCTTGGCTAATATTGCTGGCCCCTCTATAGACCTGTTTAATGATAGTTTGACCATCATTTAACTGATATTCAGTTATATTTTCGCTGGCAATAGCATCAGCACTTTGAACTATTAACGCATCAATAATTGCATCAATTGCTACTATTTTATCATGCAGCGATTGCTTTGATTGTATGTAAAGGCCACATCTATCAAAATAAACCATAATCCAAATCTAATTATATTTTCCTTTGATTCTAAATATTTTTTCCTTAACGAAGTAATAACCAAGTCTCAATACCGCGAAAACCAATTTTATAAAAGCCTTCCTCATAAAGTTTTTATTTCATTAATCTTGGACCCCGTGATATTCAAATTCAATGTTCCTGGTGTGTAAGAACCGCCACCAGTCGCAATTCCAGCCGCAATTAATGCTAACTCAGATTGTAAAGCTGTAACCAATTGCTGAAGCCCTGTATTTAATGGAGCATATCTAACTGCATTGTCGGCAGTTCCACCAAACTGATATGTACCATCATTTTTAAGCCAAATAAAGGACTTTAATACACCATTGCTATCTGTGGAGTAGATCCTAGTCTCCCCTACACCAGCCAATTGATTTATATTTATATATCCGATTATTACTTTTCTTCCTGTATCCTCTGTAATTGAATATATGGCTCTCATATCCGCAATTGGATTAGAGTCTATGCCATAAGGGGCACATTCTAAGCCCGTCACAACATTATCCTTCCCGTGTTTCAAGACTTTAGTAATTCGTCTCTTAACAATATCGAAAGATGTAGATATGACTTTTGTTATATTCATTTAATGAAGATTTATACCCTTAAAGATATATTTTGGCGTTGCTCCGTTATAACTCTCTGGCAACACACAATGCATTGTACAAGTCTCCTCGCGCTGGTTTCCGGTAAAATCTATTGATTCAATGAAAAAATCGGTTTTATTGAAAATGTAATTTTCAGGATCTTTAATCGAAATTAAGCTTCCTGGCCTGATAATCTTATCATTTATTATCCATCGATCCAATTTTACTGTTACTGATAGATTTCTGAGCTCATCAGCTAAAGCGTTTTTTGCGGCCAACTCTGTGTCAATATCATTTCCAGATGTCTGAATAATGGTCTTGGGCCTGAAGATGAAAGGTACGTATGGATTGGTTACTGTACTTTCTCCTGCATTTTCATCGTCCACATCAGCTTGCTTTACCACTGTGATCTGAGAATGCATATGCTGGCCGTTAAAATGAAGTCCAATTTCTACTCCTGGCAATCCACCCTTTGGCACATTGAAGTAATAAATTGGCTTTAAATCTGTTTTTATTTTTGTGAAAACAACATTCCCTTTTGCGTCATGGGTAATGATAATATTCTTTTGAGTTGCTAACTCTGTTAGGTACGCTTTAATGCTATCCTTTGGCTCTGCCGTTGATTCTTCAAAGACTTCATCCATTATCCCGATTACATCCGGGTCTACAATCATATTCAGTTTAAAAGGCGCTAATAGCTTTTCTGCTATTTGACGAAGTGAAAGCCCATCTGACTGAAGAGGGCAGTAAGGCTTTATTTCACCTGGCTTTATTTTCAAATTACCGATTGCCAAAGCAGCATCAATGGCTGCATTTGTCGGGATGGAGCAATCTTCTAAAATTCCTGAAATCGAATAACCCCCAATGGCTACCAATTGTTTTATGGGAGAATGATTGAAAGCCTGTGAGAGCATCATTCCAGTAAGCATCAATTCGCCATTATGGTATAGTCTGCAAATATGGTAATGACCAACACATGCCATCTCTTTCAATTCAAAAACATCCGGATCAAAGTAATAGTCAAAAGAGAATGGACTTGAGAAACTATTGTACTTTAAGCTAATATGAAAGGAATTGAATTTATCAACTTTGCGATTACGTATCCTATCAAAAATGACTAATTCCATTAGATGTAATAAATTAGTGTTCTGCCCTTTTTGATACCCAAAATCTCATCCAGAAAAATATCGTTATTTTCCATGAACGTCTGAATTGTAGAATCATCCACCTGAAGGCCATAAAACCTATGCGCCAGCAAAATCACATTTGAATCGTCATTTAGTACTACTGATCTCTCCTGCTTGGCATTAAGCGCTATCGATGAAAGATTTGAAATAGTGAAATTGATTAATGAATTTAAACCACTGATAGAGTCGGCATCTGGTATGTAGCTATCTTCCAACCCTCCATTGTCTGTCTGGTTATTGTCCAGATCAACCAGATAATTACTATGGGCAAGCTGAATCATATCAATTACAGTTACTACATCCTTTCTGGTTTTATAATCTGGAAGAATTCCATTATTTAATAAATCCCCAACTGCATCGTAACTAGTTACTGATCCTTGGGCCATTGAAGAAATAATGCCTCCACCCAAAACCTCATATATTTTTTTATCACCACGATTGGTAAAATCCAGTTGATTCTTCAACGATGTTAATTGTGCCTGAAGTAATGAAAGTCTAGTTACAATGGATGTAACCATTATTCCCGGAAAATTAATAAGTGCCTGAATCGCTTGAATGGCCTGTAACGGAGCATTGATTAATTGACTTACGGCAGCATTTGCGGTATTGAATAAATTCAAATATGTCCCTGCATCCTCAGTAAGCTTCACAGACTTAATTCCAAGGTCATAGAAAGCTTTATTTATTCCCGTGAGTGTTGTTACCTGTTTTATATTAACTCCCGCCAGATCAGAAGCAGTGACCTTCCTTGCTTGTAATAATTGTTCCTCAGCATTGAATGATTCTGCAAACTTTTCATCAACCGTAACCTTATCAGCATTAATCTTGTCAATCGGGAGAACTGTTATTTTGAGTCCAGGACTTCCAAGTGTTTCGATTATTGTTCCGGTAATAGCAGTTATGTTATAACCAGAATAATCAAATTTTAATCCGACTGGTTGTACAAGGATGTTCCCGTAAATTGGATGAGAAATAGTCCATGGCCTTGGGTCGTTCGCTGATATCTCAAAAGCCAGTGCATCATCAAGGTTATTCTCTCCCTGAAAATAAATCTCCATTGTAAACTTTCTGGCCGTTGGAGTGCCTCGATTAACAAGAGATCCTGCTATTTTAGGGAAATCGAATTGAGCAATATTGTATTCTATTTCTTTTGCACAACTATTCTTCCAAAGAGGGGAAAATTGCTTTCCGTCTCCAGTTTTGATTATTAATTGACTTTGAACCGCATCTACCCAACTCATTTTGCGTACTTATTAATCCAAAACTCTGCTTGTGCAATATAGAATTTATTTAGTTTTTGAGCACTATCCATTGAAGCCGTTTCCATAAATCCAGTTTCATCCACATGGATTGACCTTGCCTTCCTAAAGTCATAAAGTGGTGTCAGGCTAAATTTGTTTACTCCTTCGGGATCAATCGAATTAACCCTCCAAAGAATATCTTCACCTTTTATATTGCTTCCTAATACATATCCACCCATGCCAGCTTTGTAAATGGCCTTTATAAACTTCTGTTTCTTTGATGAGGCATTCAGCTTATTTGCAATTACAATATTACTGATCTTGGTTAATCGGTTTGGAGGCTTAACCAATTGATTGTGCGATGATCCTTGTCGAGCACTATCCAAAGGAATAAAAGATTTTCCCTTTATGGTTCCTGAGTGTTCTTGCTGTTCAAGGTCTTTTACCGAAAAGTTATTGTCTCCCCTTAATCCAGTATCAATAAAACCAATTTTTGATTTCATGCTATTCACATCAAATCCAACAGCTTTTTCTACTCGGCTATTTGCCTTAAAGAAGTTTGGAGATCGATTAATGAATTTAGCCTTAGCCTGAACTGGCATGGTTTTCTGCTTCACATCAAAAGCCGCATCGTTCAAAGTTCCGCGAATAGCATTAGGTAAAGCTGATTTTCTTAGCTTTTCAAGGGTTACTGTGTGCTTTACAACTGCGTTAGTGTTTATGTTTAATTGCAAAGTATTATGTTTTTAAAGAATTAATATTACCTTTGGTCATCATCAAACAACAAATTAAAATGAAAAATACATTTTTTTTACTATTAATAACACTGTTCTCTTGTAGCGACTTTACAGACTCAAGGCATTTTTATATTGACCCACACCTTAAAATTTTTGCGAATCGATTTTTTGCGGAGGGCGCAAAAAGAAATAAAGATGTTAATAAGGATATGACTATGGTGCTAACGGATGATTTAAATACATTTTATACCGGTATTTATGGACTTACGGTATATGAATTAAGTGAGATAAAAATTGATAAACGATTTACCCTCGAAACTCTATCAATGAAAGATCATTTTGATAGTTTAAATGTTGAATTCATAGTCTTTCACGAAATGGGGCACTTTTTATTACATAGAGCACATGCGCCATACAATACATATTCTATAATGGTACCAGATGGTCAATATATGTATGACTATCAGACTGATCCAAATAAAAGAAAAATACTTATTGATGAACTATTTAAATAAAATTAACCCTCATAAGTTATTGTAACAAATCCACGATTAAATGATGTCGCATCAAAATTAGTTGAATCAAACGGAAGTACACCAGCCTTATTTATCAAAGTTATATTTGTACTATCTATCTGCAGAACACCAGCTACAATTGCTAAGGCTGTGTTATCAAAAGCTTCTAGTTTAAAAATAAAAGCTGAATCATCCCTAATAATCATAACACTAACTTCTCGTATGTTTATAAAATCAGCTCCTAATCCATGAGCGACTAATTTAGAACTACCACCAAGCATAACCCAATCTCCAATCTGGACAGTTTTTTTAAAATAATTTGTTCCTCCGACTGAAAATCTAAATCCACTATTTAAAATAGCCGCTGCAGTTACTATTAATCTATTACCTGTAGTTACGTCTACATTTACAATTAAGCTTCCGGTAATTGTGTCACCAGCCCTATCAACCTTTCCAGAACTAAGGGCACTATCAGCCGAAATTCTGGCCGATTGCTCTGCAGATACAGCCGATACCCTTGCAGCCGTTTCTGTCCCAACAGCAGTCGCAATAATAGCATTTAAAGCGAGTATGTACTGAAATGTATTAGTGGTGTTTTCTGGTAAATCATTTCCAGTAATCCCAGCGTCAGCCAAAAGCTTTGCAAAGAATTGATGGAAATCTCCATAAACCAATCTGTTTACAGGAGTTCCGCTGCCATCTCCAGGATTATCTTTTATATCACCATAAGGATATGGCGCTCCTGGTGACGTTACATTTGGTTTACTCTGAAGTCTTATAGCCATAAAAAATTTAATAAAAGTTAATCAACAAAAACGTTATTGTTTGAACTGGTTTTATCTTCAAAACCAATTGCCTGAATTCTAGTTCCCTATTTACATCAACTATTGCCCATGATCCCGGAGTGCTTCCTCCAATAAAAAAAGTACTACGCAAATTTGCTCCTAAATCAAAAAACCTATCTCCATTAATTTCAATAGAGTTCACTATTTTATCCCCATAAAATAAATTTCCATGTTGCGCATCACCATGTTCAAAATCACCATGCTCAGTTGGAGTCGATGGGAATGGCAATAATGAAAATACTATTGGTGTCTTTGTAACATACCCCCCAAACCCATCAGGAAATCTATTCTCATAAACAAAAACATCAAATCCTGCTGCTTGTAATTGTTCTTGAAGATAACGATAATTCTGCCGTGCCCGGATCGTTCCGGGATGATTCATTTTACGCTGAATAGCCAATTTGCGGTCAACTAATGCGACCAATGGATTAGTAATTAATCCTAATCTGGTTTCCCATGCGCTGGCATCATCGGCTGAAAAGTTACTATTATCCGGTAATGCACTATCCTTAATCGAAACAGCATCATTATATGCCCTTACCTCGCTGGCGTTAAGCCCACTTGTCATCTTATCAAACTCACTTCCAAATCTTTTCCAGAAAGCCCTGCCTGTTGGAAATAATTGTCCTGTGAGTTTATTTATCCTGTCAATTACAGCCATATTCTACACGTAAGTAATTGTATTCAGAAAAGGTATATCCCCGTTCAAAAATTGATATGAAGGCGTAACGCCAACCCCGCCAACTGTCAATTGAATTGCCCCGAAAACACTTCCTGGCCTTACATTCAGAATTATAGAAATAATCTGATTGACACTAAATACATCATTCCTATTTGCCAAAATATCAGCTCCAGCTACAAATGGCCTTACATTCGCTAAGGCTGCTTTTGTAGCATCAAAAATCAAAGTCTGGATATCGGTTGTAATACCGGTAAATGAAGTTATTTGAATATCAATGTTTCTTGGTGTGATCGCTAAATAATGCACTTGGAAAACAGCCAATGGCCTTCTACCTCTTTCACTTAGCGGCTTTGTTGTATCCGGATCCAGCTCAACTACTGCTTCAACGGCCGTAAGAATAAATGCAGAAGGAGTTCCTTTGCCATCCGTAGAGTCAGCAATATTCGCTTCTACATAAAGATTTATTTCATTGGCTGCTCCTGATTTCGCATAAGGATAGCTTTGACGTACACCCTGAGCATCAGCAGCCCATAATCTATAATCAGATGCGGCCCCGCCTTGTGGCTCCAGTCTATAGGCATCTAAAGCCTTGGATCTGTAATCTTCAATTCCCTCAGCCGCTAATGGCTCAACTACTTCAGATAGCACTGTCGCATCCGAATTGACATTTGCGATAGGTGAAGTTACTGTCAATCCATCGGCTACCAAAAGCTTGCTCCCAATGCCTGGCGTTAATGCGCGAACCGTTATTGTATCTGGATTAGCAATTAATGTGTAAGTGACATCCAATACAAATAAAACTCCTGGATTTAGGGCATCATCATTACTTTTAAATGTCTGACTTGATTTTATCACCGAACCAACTTGTCCAGTAATCTGAATTTGATATTTAGCAGAAGTAGCAGGGAATGGATTTCTACCAAGTTTTATCCTTCCGAATCTTTCAAGCGTTCCTCCTAATGCTTCTGGGTCAGCCGTATCAATAAAGATGTTTTTTTGAAGATTGGCTATGGCTAAATAATAAATCTTAAGCTTTCCTGCCTGGACAATAGCAAGTGCCCTCAAAAAGTTTTTGCCAAACAAAGGTATAGATGATCCGTAAGCTGTCTCCAGATCAGATTTCACATCCGTATAAAGCTGCGATATGGTTGGTATAGTTGTCATTCAAATGAAAAATCAAAAGAAAAATCGAAGTATCTTATAGTAATATTCTGTCTGCTTGTACTGATTATTTCACGGTCAATTAACTCTTGTCTGGTTGCATCCCAAATAAAAATAAAATCCTGAGTTTGTAAATTGTCAGGCTGCAATATTCTGCACGCAATAAGCAATTTGTCCGTTGCTATGATCTGCACAATAATGGTCACTATTGCAAAATCCTTCATAAAAGCCAAATCTTTCTCAACTGCCTGTTGTATTAAAGACCTGGATGAGCTGGTAAGAGGAACTGACTTTAAAATTCTTTCTGTTTGAGAATTAAATTGAATACTATCATCACCAGCCATCAATAAATTATTCGCCCAAAAATCAAAAGCCTGTTCACTTGCTATTCTGGATGTTGGGGTTGATGCCTCAATGTTCCCTCCGAACATGGCCAAATAAACAAAATTCTCAAAACCATAAATTACTGATAAATCTTTTGAGTTCTTTATCACATCTCCACCATCTCCCGTTTCAACAAGTTCTAAGTCCATTATTGAAATGAATTAGTTGTGGTCACGCGAGGCATCATAAATGTAGAATCGCTTCCAACGTTCTTAACGTGGCCTCCAGGATCATTAATATCAAGCCACATCCTACCATTAAAAGTATTGCTGTTTCTTGACTCTTGCTCAGTAGCCTTTGGATTTATAGTTGGCGTTACCTTAGTCGCATCACCTTGTTCATAAGAAGCTAATTTTTCTCTAAAATTTTCAATTCCTTTTGCAGCATCAATGGCCCAATTGGCTCCTGTTATTTTACCAATCAATCCTACAATTTGCTGTAATGGATAAAGTATCACATCCAGAATTGTATTGCCAATTGCTTTTAATCCGGCTATGATTCCTACATTCTTAAAAGCATTCACCATTCTATCCCAATGATTAATTATCGTCATTATCACTAATGGAATAAGTCCAAGTGGAAATAATAATAAAAGAACAGCAGCCCCCCATTCATTGAACTTAACAATTGCAGCGGTTATTACTCCAATGATAAGAACTACAGCCGCTATGATCAAACCAATAGGATTCGCCAGCATCGCGTAATTAACTAAAAATATAGCCCAACTGAATGCCTTCATTGCGGTTGTGGCTAACCAAATTCCAGCAGTCATTATTGTGACTCCTGTGGACCATACTATTAATGCTGCTTTTACTAAAATAATTGCAGCCGCCACCCATTTAAGAACCTTCAGCCAAAACAACCATTTTCTCGCTGTCGCAATAATCCCTGAATCCATTTTAGCGATGGCCTCTCTTGCCTGATCTGAATCAGTTGCTAATAATAAAACAGCAGATGCTATCTTTAGGATACGTGTCAATGATTGTGCAAGCGGCCCATTTCCATCTTCAATACTTAGAATAAATTCTTTGTATGCGGCATTCAATAGGTGTTGAGCTCCACGAAATGTATTCAATCTTTCAGCAGCAATAATATCAGTTAATCCAGTTTGAACGTTCTTAAATTCCTTTGTTAATGCCGCCGCGCCATCCCTAGCATCATGCATTTTTTGAATTATTGCTAAAGCTGACACAACACTTCTTTTACCAAACTTTTTGTTTGCGGCAGTTAATTTATCAGAATTCTTGGCAATATTTTCTAAAACCTGAGAATATGTATGTCCTTTTTTTGCACTATCAATAAAAATATTTTTCAATGATGTAGCAGAGGTAGCAACGTGCACGCCAGCATTTGAAAGAACACCAAGTAACGCCACCGTTTCCTCAAAAGAAATATTCACAGCATTGGCCGGCCCAGAAACAATTGGAAGAGTAGTGGCAAGTTTTTCAAAATTCAAAGCTGTTCTATTTGCGGATAATGCCAAGACATCAAGAATGTGCTGAGTATCTCCAGCCTTCAAATTTTCAAAAGCATTTATTACGGCCCCAATAGTTCCGGCCAATCTTTCTGGGTCCGCTCCTTCAAGTGCCGAGGCTCCTGTGATTAATGGTTTGCCCATTTTCATAATGTCACTTTGCTCAAATCCAAGAGTGGCCAGAGCGTGCTGCATCTTTACAACCTCAGTAGCAGCAACGCCATAGTTCAATCCTATTCTTCTGGCCTCCATAGCCAGAATTCTATTCTTTTGAACCGATACACCCATAACAACCGCGAGATCGGCATTAGCCTGTTGGAAGTCGGCAAATATGTCAATAGCGTTTTTGACTATTCTAACGAGTGTAAATAGTCCAACATAATAACCAAGGCCCATTAAAAGCTTATTGAGTCCGGTAACTGGTGCCATTAACTTTGAGAATGCTACATTGGCTCGGCCTAATGCTCTTTCAGATCTGGAAACAAAACCCTGAACAGCATTGCCCATACCCTTAACAGGAGCACTGAATTTATCGACAGCGGTAAAAATACTCGGAATGACGAAGGACGCTCCCATTATTTCTTATTCTTTTTTAAATCATTCTGAACTTCGAGAAGATCTTCATACCAAAATATCAATCCTAAGTAGTCCTCTCTATCAAAAAAAAGACCTTCGAGCACACTCGGAGGCCAGTGATTTTCCCGGACAAGGGAAATGAACATATTTGTTTTACTCTCCTCCTCTATAAGAAAAAAATTGCTATGCTCATCATTATTTTCTTATCAGCAGTATCAAGTGCAGATAAAATATTTTTCGGTTGTTGTGTCAATGCAGCCGTGTATGCCAAAAGCCTTCCATCAGCATCACCACCCTTAACACCATTAAGATATGGTCGTAAAATGGCATCATTAAGTCTTGCCCGATATTTCATCTCGGTTATGCCAACACTTTCCGGGATAAGAATCTTATGGACAAATTCATTGGTCTTTGAATCCAGCGTTAAATCACCGGCCATCATAGCTTCTATCAAAAGCTCAATACTATCCTTTTGGGCTTCTCTGGTAGATTCGTAAACTTTCTTTTTGTCTAACCATGATTCGATTTCTTGCGTTGCCGTATCACGATCCACTACTTGATTCTTCATCATAAAATTTTCTTAAATATTCCACCGCCAGCAACCTTCAATGGGAAGGTGGCAGCATCCATTGCGCCCTTTAGATCCCCAACTGGCTTTCCTGAACCTTTATATACGGCACCACTTACGTGCGATACTGTCCATGTTGCAGGGACCGGACTTGCGGCCAATAGTGTGACTAATTCAAGCTCCTGTCTGTTGTTGTTATCCCAGGCGCATACAATTTCAAATCCAGGTCTTTTTCGCGTAAGCTTGTCTATCATCAAACCGGAGCCATCGATTCCATCATCTGAATCATCAGAACGGAACCCTCCAAGATCAAGCGTACTGCTCTCACCGGCTTTCGGCCAAATGGTTCCTTGTCCTATTGTTGGATGGCTAAATTGGACTTCGATTATATCTCCACCTACTGCGCTCATTGTATCTTAAAAATTAAAGTGTACCGAAATTAAAACCAGCTTCAGCGGTCGTACTTGCAATCCGCGCAAATCCACTTCTCTTATATCGGAAGAATGTCTCCAAACGATCTGGGTTAGAAGTTCCAATATTTACTACAATGCTTGCTTGCATAAATGGAGCCTGAACTATCAATGCTCTCTTCGCAAGATCGTCGGCATATTCATCAACATTGCTTTTCCATGTTTTCGGTTTCACTACCTTATCAGCAGTAACCGTATCTTCATCAGCAGAAATCACATGGTCAACTACATATTGTAATTCAAGTAAGTAATAACCATATCTCACATTGAAGTCAATATTCAAATTCCTGCAATATCTAAATTGAGGTGGATTCTCACCCAATGGATGATATGTAGTAACGAAATCTTGCACTTGATACCTACCCGCTGTTAAATTAACAGTTGAGCATCCCTTCTTTACAATAGAATCTCTGGTACTATAATCTGCCATTGACGATATTGAATTAGGAACCGGCATATCAGGATATGACTGTCCAGCTACGTCAAGTTGTGGGGAGTTTTGAGCCTGTACAGCAAACAACACAGCCATATTCGCAGCAGCTTCCATTGGCAAGCCTAAGCTGCCTGGCGCTGGGCATATTGCTATTGTTACATCATTAAGCCTTGTGTCAGTAATGCTACTTGGATTATCCAATACAGAACCTAACAAAGCAATAAATGGCTTCATTACTATTCCGGCATAACGTCCGGTTGGGTTTGCAGGATCAGGAATACCATTGAATTGTTCCAATGCAGACATCGTTGTTGCATCATAGTAAGAACTTATAACAATTGTATTCCAGTCATTTCCAAATTGCGCAAGTGCCCCAGCAATACTTGGTGTGCCGCTTCCAGCAGCAACATTTTGAACCGAATAAGAAATACCAGCAGAATTACCATTTGTGTCAATTGATGCCGAAACATCATTTGCGGTAAGTCCACTCCAATTGGTAGTTAAGATTGCCTCATAAGAATCCCCGGTTCCAGTTACAGGACATCCGAAAACATTATTTACAGCATCTTCAATTTTTTGAATTATGGTCGACGTAGTGTCACCGGTAACAATATTGATAGCGTAAAATTGCGCATCCATGCCATCACGGCCAGCTACCTTCACATAATGTGTGACATTGGCCGTAGCAACTCCAGTTGGCTGAATAGTAATTACCTTCTTAGCTGCTCCAGCAGCCTTAGCCTGTGGATATACAAAAACAGGTATTCCACCAACTCCATCTCCAGAGAAAGGGAAAAGGATTCTTGCAATCAAATGCACAGGAGATCCATCACCAAAAAGTTGTGCCGCTTGTTGTGCTGTTGTAATCTGTTGCGGAGTCAATACTAACGATGCTTGATTGGCATCATTTGCCTCGGCTAATATGGCTATCCTTTGGGGTAAATTCGGGCTGTTTTCGTTAAAATTGCCCTTTGTTATCTTGTAACCAACAACTCTGGAAATTCTATCTAACGTAACAGCGTTTGAGGACATATTCAGTAAATTTTGAATAAAAATTCACCTTATGCCTTTACTTTAAAATATTTGTCCCTTTTGGCGGGAATATTTTGAACACAAAAAAACCCCAGATTTACTCCGAGGTTTTTAAGATCAAACAAACAATAATCTACATCACATAGAAATAGAAAAGATTAGGAAACAATTCTATTCAAAAATACTAGATAATCCAAAAATATCGTCAACAATTTTTATCCTCCTATTCCAGTTTGTCAGAAAATACCCTTCACCCAAATCTGCAGAATTGTAATCATCCAGTATTCTGCCGTTTTTAATTTTAATGTTGGCGCTGGAATTCCGAGCCTTTCTTTCAATATCCTTCCTGCACCAGCTAAAGTGATGCATGAAGATTGGTAGCTCAACTATATCATCCTCATTTACTGTACGTGTAGGATCAACCCAAAATTTATAAGAAGAACTTCCATTTTTTGTTTCCGGGCCAAGTTGATGAATGAATGGCACAAAATAATCTTCTGGAATATCGAATTGGAATATTGGTTTTTTGAAATAAGTCTGTAGCCGACAAACAGAGCCTTTATTGCCTGACTCAATATAAAGCGATTTGCAGCGTTCAAAATCTTCATAGTATTCATCGACATCCATTGAAATAAAGTGTGTGCATTCAAGCCTTCTGGCGTAATCCATGCCTAGATTTCTTTTGGCTCTCTCGTTCATTGCGCCCCCTATATCGATAATTGGATCAAATTTGATAAAGGTTATTTTATGAAAGTAATCAGAAAGCGTTTTGGCCATTTCAGGATGCGGATCATACTTTTCGCCAAAATTTGAAATATCCTGCCAGACTATAATTATTTCTTCTACATGCTTGTAAATTGTTTTGATTGATCCAGGCAATAACTCTATTCCGTCAAAAACATTATAAATGGCACATAGCTTCATTTGTGTAGTGGTTTTGAGTAAGCTGACCAATTATTTTATCTTGTGGTATATCGAACATTCTTGATAATCGTTGTTTAAAAACCTTTCTTCCACTTTCAAATGTGGCATTGGCCCTCAGTGTCACATCATCAGCAATTTGCCCGTTTTCTGAGACATGATTATGAGGGAACTGGAAATTAGTAACAATCTTCTTGCCGGTCAATTCTGCCACACAAGTAAGGTCTGTATCTGCATACATGTGCTTATAATCTGGATGGTAAATATATCCAAATCGTTCGTAGTATATCCGATCCATTAGCGGCATTGTAATGATCCATGGCTGGATACCATCCTGTGTTTTAAGAATCCAATCAGATCTCCCTTGCATGTGATTTTCTAAATGTTTTCCCCATCCATAAAAACATTCGGTATCATCAGATACAACAATTAGAATGTCTCCTTTTGCTGTTTGGGCTGCATTGTTCACTGCATCAATAGCAGATCTATTTGTGCTGGTTATTATGTTTCCTAGATATTTATGGGTCTTCAAGTATTCTTTTCTATGCGGATCATCAATGTCAATGCTGATTATTAATTCAATATCAGTATGAGCATTCTTGATCCAGTCATTACAAGTTGCCCATGATTTAATTGGGCGTGATCGGGTAGGATGAATTATTGAAATCATAGTTCAAATTTTGTTACATCAATTGTATTACTTAATGCGGTGGCCCATGCTCCTTCTGGCTCTTCGGATTTTAAATCAAAAACATATTTAAATAATCCGAATTGTTCTCTTACCTGATAGTCTGAGGCATTCCAGCCAGCCGGTTCGCTATCATGAATAATAATAATTTTTGAATGCGTTAGTTTTTTTAAAGCCTCTTTCCTGTGTTCTCCTGGAGAATGATCAACTAAAACAACACTATAATGTGAATCAAATATTATATCATCCCAATTCGAAATATAATTAGCATCAAATTTATCAGCCCATTCTTTATCAAAATCAAAAGATCCCAATCGTAATTCATTGTCACTACAATATTTCTGAAGATATGGAGTACTTCCATTTCCACATCCTAATTCCAAAACAGGAAGACCAATATGCTTTGTTGCCTCAAGTGCTGGCCATAGAAGATAACGATGGTTTGACCAGTTATCAATGTCTTTTAAAAATTCTTCTTTTCTCATAGCAGGTCAATTACTTTTGATTTATATCCGAATATACATATCTCATTTCGACCAATCAACGGTACGCTATTTGCAACCATTACCAATTGATCCTTTGAAATCATGTATTTGAATTCGTCTTTTATTATGTGAGGTTCATTATTCTTAATTTTGTTTCTAAGATAATTCAGAAATGTGTTTGGATTTTTACCCCAATCAATATTCCCAATTCTTATAATGCAATAATTATCAAAATAATCCTTAACCGAATTCTCCATGCTTATCTTATGCAAGATGTATGGGCTGCTGCATTGGTCATAGATTGCTATTGAACTAAAGTATATACAACACAATTTGAAATTTCTGTAAGAATAAAGTAAATCGTGCTCACGCTGAAATTCATAATCATCATTACAATTACTGTTTGAAACACCTGACCCAAAGAATAAAGCACCTTCTCTTAGGGAAAGTATTGAGGCGATGTCACCATTACCAACTATTATTTTAGTATCCATAAAGAATCCCAAAAGTTAGTTCCTGCACCATGCTCTTCTGTCATTTCATGTTTAGCTGGATAATATCCAAGCGCCTTCAATTTATCCTCCATTAATGTCATTTCGTACATTCCATAAATCCCTGTATGGAGATGGAACTCTATGCTCAATTGTGTTGCTGGAGCTTTTTCAAGCGACATGATCACCTGATACTCTGAACCCTCAATGTCAATTTTTATTAAACTCCAGAACGGAATTCCGCAAATATTTGATAACTCAACAAGAGTATAGCAATGGATATAGTCTTTTAATTTGTCATATGGTTCTTCTGCGCGTTTTATTGATGTTGCTTGTAGATCTTTATTTCTTATTATTTCGGCATCACCATTATAGTCTGAAATGGCACACTCTAAATAGTGATGCCTATTATGTGTATAAGGTAGATCATCAGCATCAATACATGTAACATCATGCCCAAGTCTCTCAAAATATTCAGCAAAAAGAAAACCACGGGCACCAATATCAAGGATCTTCGCCCCTTCCGGTAACAATGATGTATCAACTGAGTGCTCATGGATTTTTTCTATTGTCATAACTGTGCTATTTAAAATGTTTTTTCAACCACATTGGATTTTCTTCGATATTGTATCTTACATCAGGACCAGAAATAGGGGTAACCCCATGTTTATAAATCTGCATGGCCAAACAAGTTTCATCTGCCCTATGTCCCTGAAGTTTCTCGCTGGCCTCCTCATATTGAGATCCAAAAAGGCCCGCACGCTCATCTGCCATCCATCCTGCAAAAATATCACAAGCAATGTCATTCGTGAAATCAAAATATAAAAGACTTCCTCCAACTAAGTGCCAAGATAAGTGTTCCAATTCTAATCTGGTAAGTTTACTTTTAGCTAAATATCTATCAGAGATAAATTTAAAAAGCTTATTATCATCCTGGACTGCAATTATTGGATATTTTAACATATCATCAATTTTGTCCACTAAAATCATGGCTGGATCGCACCATATTATTTTATCACACTTTTTAATGTTAATTGCACCTAGAACAGCATGTGGCTTGAATCCATAAAGAGATTCATAAAATGTTCTCGAACCTTCAGGCCTTGCATCAGTATAAAATAAAATATTGGCATCTGGATAAATATCAAAAATAGATTCTCTCAATCGTTCCTGCTGCTCAACATAGCGTTCCCCGAATGCTACGGATACAAAACAAACATCATTCATTGATTAATTTTTTAAAATCTTCAGTATATTTTTTAAACCATCCCCAATCTTCGTTCGGCCATACGTGCTCTATAAGTTCAATCAATCTATTATAGCTGGATTCATTTTCAAGAACATTGTGCGGAGCGTGACAATCAATAAATTTACCATGATTAAGCGTCCATGCCGAACGGTCAACCCTTCCTAATGGGTATCCATTTTGATATGTCCCACGGTCCTTTCTAATTATAAAGTCAGAACCATATGCAAGTAATTTTTCAGTTAACATATTTTGATCAGTTACCCATCTTAATTCTGGTTGATCTGATTTGGCATCGGCCCTTCCTTCCAAGCCTTTTTTGATATAGAACATTCTGTGTTCACGGATATCTTGAGGATAAATGTAATCGTTTCCCATAACTTTATACCACAAGTAAGCAGGCATTCCCACGTAACAAATTGGGTAATGGTAATCTGTTAAATCTCTTCCATAACTAGTGATTTTGTGCTCATATGGATTAAAGTGATCAGACAAAGGAATCATGTCAGCGTCAGATGTCATAACGTAATCCGCAATATCAACAAAACTGGAAGCGAACAGTCTGGATACTTGTGTTACCGTCTCAGAAGCAATACCATCTATCGGATCAATCTCGACAAACGACACCCCTTTCATACTTTTACAGTTTTTTATAATAGGATTTATTTCACCCTCATGCATTATAATCACCTTCCAATTATAACGTTTCCACGCCCAACAAACCAAAGGAAGATAATAGCTGTACTTTGGTACTCTGTTAACTGATAATGAAATGTATCTCATGCTTGCCAGTAAAATAGTTTAGAAAATTGCTTTTCAATTACATCGAATTTCCATTGATATGGGTCATGTCGCTTGAAGAAACGTATTGTCTCCATTTCAACTACGCCAGCACTACCGATATGCCTACATGTAAGATTTGACTCCCATAGTTTTGGATTAACTTGCGGAAGTCCTTTTGGTTGGTGTAATGGGAGTCTTCCAAGATAAATTATAGCATTATTCAATTTCACAGTTAAGCTATTAAGCAAATGCTGATCAGATCCTCTTTCTGATAAATCCTTTCCTGATATCAGTTCTTGCCAGCTATTAAGTTCTGTCAATGCTTTAAATGAAGATGTTTGTATTGCAATCATTCCTCCCATTAATCCTGAATGGGATGGATTATCAAGGATGGCTCCAATCGTATAATAATTTGACTCAAGCCAGTACTGAACAAGTTCAGCTTCTTTGTATGTGGTAATGGCATCTGCATCCCTGCAAAGCACATGAGATACATCCTGAGTCCAGATGGGCTTCATTCTCCAGAGCATACCCTCACAAAGAGCCGGATAACCTTCATTGATTGAAAGACTGAGATTATTGTTCTCAACAAGCCAATCAAAAAGTCCTTTGAACTCTTCGTAAACAATTCGCTGAACTTCCAGATGACTTCTCCAGTCTGGATACAGAAAATTATTCATCCTGAAATTCCAATAGGCACCACGGATATAGGCCATTTTCTCGAAGGGCTCACATGGGGCATAAAACAGACTATAAGAAATTAATTTAGACATTATACTTTATGTTTTGGAAATCCACAGTAGTAATTATATATCACATCTTCAATTTTGTGCTCAGTCTGTAAAACTCCTGCATCCCGAACGGCATAACTCCAAACTCCATCTTCACCGAAAACTTGATCAGGAAATTTAATATTCTTCACCTTATCCAATTTCACAAAATTAAGATGGTTAGGCATTCGGTAATAATATTTTTCGTCCTCATACCATTCTTTGTGCTCCAGGGAATGAAGGAATGGCTTGCCTGGTACTCCGCTCCAATATATTTGACCAACAAGAGATCCACAATCCTTTCCGCTGGCAACTACTTCCAACCCGCGCTGAATGTATGTTAACCCAGGCTCATCGTCATCATCGAAGAAAGCAGCATATTCTGAATTTCTTTCCAGAGCATATTTGATTAACTCATTTCGCTTATAGCCTGTTGTTTTCTCTCGGTTATCCTCAATCCAAAGAACCTCAACATCATTATCAGCGCCAGCATTCTTGATCTGTTCAAGCAACTGCATGCACAGAATGTTTCTGGATGTTCTTCTTTCTACAAGAGTTGGAATAAGTATAGCTAATTTCATTTTTGCTTGGTCTTTATTTTGTGCATTCTACTTTTTACGTATTCATCAGTTTCATCACGTTCAAGTCCACGTTCTAACTGCATACCATTTGAGAACCCGTGAATGTAGGCCATTTTTATTTCTTCCTCAAGTTGTTCTTCTGTTAATGTAATGTTCATGATGTTCTACCTAAATGTTCTTTGAATGGAATAAATGTCTGTGGTGTCACTGGCTCATCAAAATACCGATTAAGCCTTTCAAAATAATTTTTAGTATCGTGAGGTGTGGCCAGCGAGTTAATTCGATAAGTTTCATCTCCTCTTCTTGGAGAGTTAGATGGATGTTGGTGAAGAAAAATACTTTCCTCAAAGTAATGGTGCCTTCCTCTCATTTGGGCAACAAACATTGCCTCTGCATCACATGAAAATGATTTATATGATGGGTGATAAATATAGCCATCACGATTGTAATAATCCCTTCCCATTATACTCATTGTCGAAAGTGCTTCTTTCGCATAACCATCGTTGAGATGGGCGAAGAAGTCAAGTGAAGTTCCCCATACTCTTTTGATGTGGTGTTTTAAAATGTTATCCCAACCATTTACAGTAAAGAACATGTCATCCGAGAAATTGACAAGAATGGTCCATGGGTAGCCTTCAACAAATTCCATATCACGATTGATAGCGAACACTTTACTTTCAGATTTTCCGTGAATCAAAGTAACATTCTCATGCTGCCGACAAAACTCAATGATGTGAGGATTGTTCATTTCAGGATCATCCAAGTCAGCCGTAACAAGAATTTTGTAATCCTCCGTGTGGATGGTGTTCACTATGTTGGCTATTCCTCTTCGGAACCAATCTGACCTTCCTCTTGATGCAAATTTTATCAGTATCATTTTTTTATCTTTAAAACCATCTTTAAAAAAATCTATATAGCTGAAGGGAACGGCTTCATTTAACATGACTACTCCTGTCACGCACTATATAAATTTTTTCAAGGCTTTCTGAATACCGCTGTACACCAGTCGGTATGGTTAGGTTGTTTAAAAATCTGTTTCTCCCATCCTTCAAGCAGTTTGTCAGCAAACTCTGTATCTGGAAAATCCTCTTGACCCCAATTGTCAATAATTACATATCCTCCATTAGCAACATAATCAATTGAATATTCAAGACACTCCTTACGATGCTCTCCATCTATAACTACACAATCGAATCCCATTTCATTTGTAGTTGACTCAATGCAGAAACGAATGAATTCTATATAGTCATCTTTGGTTTTTTCGCAAATTGCACTCATTGCGTTAGACCAATTTATATTATGATCAATACTGTCAACATTTCTGCAATTCAATCTCCACCAAATTGTACTGTAACCGGCACCATATTCAAATACTTCCCATTTGCTAACGTCCTGTTGCTTTAACCAATGGAGAGCAGGGAGAGTGTACCAAGGGAGAATAAGGCCTGTCTCGGTGTCCTCATATCTCCAGTGTAGATTGGCTTCGCGTATCATTTTACTTCAGGATAATATTTAATGATCAAATTGTAAACAGACATCACAAAATTGATTAGTGACAATATGAATAAAAAGAACATCATCCAAGCAAACCAATAATGCCTTGCGCCCCAGACCCAATCTCTATCTATCGGACCACCACTTTTATCTGGTATATTAAGATCACCAAAAAAAACACGCAAATGCTCAGGAACAAAACTGAATAATATTCCTAATGAGAATAGAATTACTAATCTTATTGCAATTCCGAAATAAAGTTGATTTTTCATTTGCAGTCTCTTTTTTGTCTCAATACAGTCATTTCAAGTTGATCTTTGCTGATATTGGTAGCAAATACAGAGTATCCAGTGTAACTATTATTATAATTAACATACCAAACTCCATAGAGCATTCCGCTGTGCCACTCCTCCTTATAAGAATATATTGGAGTGTGGCTCCAAGAATTTTTTAATTGATCTGTTTCTTGAGCATTAACTCCTCTTGGTTTAATGTCACAATTTGAAAAGACAATACAGATTAAAATTAATAATATTTTTTTCATTTGAAATAGTTGTTATAAAATTCAAAACTTTCCTCATCCAAAGTTTCCTTTAGAAAACCTCCGTCTGGAGTATGGTATCTTTTTTTAATTCGTTCGTCAATCGCGTGTGAACCTCCTCCGCACTTACCAATACCATGTTTAAAACCAATTGAAATGTGTCTATCTGGACGGAATACAATGCGAGATGGCACTGTTTTCCAAAGATGCAAGTCTAAGTATGGTTCCTCATCAATACACCATTGGAAATCCAAAGATGGCTTAATAAAGGTATTCATTAAGCTGGCCCGTTGATGATGCTCCATGGTATAGTAAGCCTTAAGCTCCATGTGATAATAAATTGTGTAACAAGTACCGAATAAATCAGGCATTCCAAATCGCTTCCAAGCTTCTACCATTGTCTCCAGGTAATTAGGAGCATACCAGTCATCGTTCTCCATGATAGCGATCACATCCACTGGAACATTAAGTATTGCCATTTTAGAAAGCAGTTCATAACCGATTCTTACCCTCTTTGTGATGTCGTATGAATCATCTTCAGCAACTTGGTCCATTACAATTACTGTCTCAGGAGAAAGTGTTTGACGATCAATCATTCTCTTGCAATTGCCAAGGAATAATGGACGATCTCCGCGATCAGGAACTATGACTGCTACTTTCATTAATTATTGTTTAGGCAAATTTTGAAATTATGATTATGAATCGTCTTGATCATTATATCGAATAATTCATCATTCAAATTTATTTTAAATTCTATATGAGTTGGGCCTTCCTCAATAATACTTTTTGACATCTCCAATGGAGCAATCATTGCCATCTTAGGAAAGAATAAAATCGCAGATTTCTTTGAAAGAGTCATATGACAGTTGAAGGCTGGCTTCATATGCTCAAATCCTTTCTTTGGCTTAATGACCGTTATTTTGTTTTCCTCTCTATCCATGTACAATTGTAGTATTAAGTTTTTAAAAAAGCAATACTACTTTAAAAATATTTTTTATTTAGGAAGCATTAATCTACAGAAATCAGCCCAAACGCCTTTTTTAATTTTAAATTCTTTTGTGACGATATCCACAATTATATCTTTTAGTGCCATGTTATACACACGAACGTCCCACATGTGATTCTGTGAGTTGGAACTTTTCTTAACCCAACGGAAAGAATTACCATCATCCTTCTCTTGAATTATTTTATGTTCTGATTCGAAATGAGAAAAATAATTATTTAAAAGGTATAGGCCTCCCGATGGAATAGGGAAATTCATAAACCCTGGTGGTTGTTCAGCATCGTTTTTATTCCAATTCAATTTCATTGCCTCGGCTAATTTATCCTTGACGTGATTTACATCGACTAAATAAAGCTTTCCTCTTTCTAAACCTGGCTTAAATGATGCTGTATTGGCATCGTACCTCCGATATTTACTTTCTTTATCCCCGCGAACTCCAACAACAGGATAGTTACTGGTATCGATAAAGTTGTATGCGAAGTCAGTATAATGTCCGGTATCAACTCCTGTAATGGCTATTTTCATAGGCCTTCCAATTCTTCCAGGGTTTGCCGCTGTTGGGCTCAATGAATCAGTAAGGTATGTTTTGCTGATTATCTTATTTAGCTCACTCCACACGTTCCTTGGCCTGTGTGGCTCGTAGGTCCAGTGCTCCCGATCAACTTTATTCCTAATTTGTGATTCACGTGGAACAAAAGTTCCGATGCTGCCATGCTCCACACTATAGCAGGCACCGTCATTTTCTGCCCACGCCAAAATCTCGTAATCCAAACGGGCATCCTGTTCAGTTCCATTCAAATCGCATGCGCAAGTCAGCGCCACTATCTTTCCATTGCCATCGGCCAGCGAAAGTTTCTCCGGGATGGTCCCAATCTCGTAATTTCTGATATTTTGCTGCAGTATTTTGGCTTCTGGAGCTTGGCCTTCCTGAGAATAAGTCTCCCCAAGGCACAAATTCACGAATGTTTTATGCTCATCTTCCTTCCTTTTGCCTCCAACCGGATTTGCTTCGAGGTACTGCCGAGCATAATACTCCCAATTAAACATGCCTGGAGGAGCGTATAAACATGAAATATGCCATGAATAATAGCCTATTTCGCTTGCTTCAGCTGTTGGAATCCACCTTCCATTCTGCAATAAATGCTGTTTTATGCTGTCATCGAAGGTGTTTCCGCACTTTTGGCACCGATATTTGACACTTCCGGGCACCAATTTGCTGTTTTCGTCCAATTCCCACGTAATTCCACCGATTTCGCCTTCTTTTCCCTCAATTTCGACTTCCCACATCAAAACGATATCTTCACCACAACATGGGCATTCTACGTGATATTTTCGCTGATCACCGAGTTTATAGACCACATCAATGTTAGAATCCTCCTCCAATTCGGGAGTAGAAATGAACATTAGTTTCATTTTATCATAATGAGCGGCAAATCTTTGCTGAATTAACGTCCTGGTATTACCGGATTTCTTAGAACTTTTCTTGGCGCCATCAAAATCATCGATCAAACCATAGCGAACGGACCGCTGTTTCAGGAGACTGTGATTAGAGGCACTCCCGGCCACTATCTTGCCACCAGGGAACTCTTTTGCCTTACTGGTATCTCCAGTGCGCTGATTTCTCTTGCGCATCACATTGGGCTTTATAAGGTGTCTGAGCCCACATGAGTCAATCATCTTGTCAATCTTGCCATTCATGGCCTCCTCAGATAACTCTTGGTGGCCGGAAAGGAAGAGTATATTTCCCGGATTCTGATCAATAATCCAGCCGATGGCATTTTCAAGAACACCTGTACTATATCCGATCTGAGCTCCCTTTTTGACAGCACCAAATCTTCCAGGGTGATTGTCGCTGAAGAAATCTACAACATCTCTAAGGTATGGGGTGTAATCGTAACTGAAAGGGCCAGGCCTGCTTGTGTCCTCAGAATCCATTACCCGATGAGTTTCAGCCCAAGTGGATGGTTTAACGTCCGAAAGAAGGTATTTGGAAGAATCTATGACATTTACGAAAATGTCTGTGTAGGTGTCGATTAAAAATTCTTCGTAACTCATTTTTTATTAATAAGGAGCTGGCACCCATGGCCCATCATATTTATTACATCCTGTACAAACCCGAATGGTAGTTGCTGCACCACGCATAGACATTTCATTACCACTAGTTGGCGGCCCTGGCTTTTCAATTATGCTATGATCCTTATCTGAATCCCTACACTCCACACAACAATACATGGATGTATCTGTTGGGACTTTATAATTAGGCCTTAAAATAAATATTCCTTTTTCCATGCTTTATTTCTTTGCTTGTGAATATTCTCGAATAATTCCGTTTACCGCTTTCTTGCTTTCGGTATTCCCGTCTTCAGCCGCTCGGTTGATGGCCGAGATCAACTCACCTCGCATTTGCGCCAAGTCATTTCGGTTCATTTTATTAATGGCCGCGAACTCCATAATTATTTTTTCAGCAGCTTGCCTGAAAGAGACTGTATAAGCCTTTATTGTCTGGATGAATAGCGTCTTAACTGGATCTGTTGGCAGCATTTTACCCATAAGCTTTTGATGTTGAGCCTCGGCAACCCTTGATTCCCGCTGGAGCTTCTCAATCTCCATTTTCTTTTTCTCAGTATCGAGGTCGAATCTTTCATCAAGTTTAGTGTGATTGTCATTTTTTTTCTCGCGTTTCTGAGCCTTTTGAGGCTTTTCACTTAAAACAACAGGTTCATTTTCCGATACTCGAGTTTTTTTTCTCGGTATCAATTCCTGATTCTTGACGAATTGCATGTTGACCAAATTAGTATCATCAATTATCCCCGAGCCCGAGACAATCACTTTCCCCCGCTTGATATAAACTGACAACACTTTCGTCTGAATCCCGCATTTTTCCGCGAATTCCTTTTTAGTAAGTAATCCCATTGTAGCGAGTTCCTTTCTTTAAATTATCAATAGCCCACATTGGACGAAGATTTGTATAATGATTTAATTCCAGTATTTCTGATCTGGTTTTTGCAGAAGCTAATGGTCTTTTGTGCTCAATGTGCCACTCACCCATATTTTGCCAAGTCATACCAAGAACAAATTGTTTTTCCAAGTGTTGTTGAAGAAAGTCATAATCACAACCAATGATTTCGCGTGTTGACTTTAACCTAACCATTCCTCTCAATTTCAAGAAAAGATAAATCCTATTCCTAATTCGTTTTGCCAAAAGTAATTTTGGTCTTTTCTTTAGCTTCTCTCTGACCTGAGCGTTTCTTTTTATGCGATATTCAGCAGTATTGCGATAATTTCTAGTGTATTCGTATCTCCTAATTCTGGATTCATTGGATGATTCTATTTTACAACTATCGCAAAATCTGGCTCTTTTTTTTATTTCCTTATTCACCCCACACCGATGACATTTCTTAACAACAAATATTAAATCCTGCATTTTAAAATCCATTCAATGACAACAAACTTAGTCAATTGACAACAAGTTGACAACAGTTTTAAAAAAAATGGTAAAGAGCAAACAAATCGCTGCTTGGCATCTAT